GGATAACTAAATTTAAAACTTGAAAGTAGGCACATTAAAAATCAGATTCAGTATGACGATCTGTAAGAACTGTGGAATAGATACACTAGACGTATCAGATATAGGTTGGTGCAAATCTTGTATAGATGAGTGGCTCAATCCGACGTTGCACACCACGCCGTTAGACAAAACTGAGACAATTTCGTCCGTTTCTAAAAAGAAGCGCAGGAGGAGGAGCAAACCAAACGCAAGAAAAATATGGAGTGAACACTTTAGAGTTAAGATTCCCAAGGGATACCACATTCATCATAAAGACAAGAACCCCTTTAATAACGATCCAAATAATTTACTCTGTTTGCCACTTGAATGTCACATAAAATTACATGATATGAATGGCGATATTGCAGCGGTTACTATACTAAAGAAAATGAAGTAAAACTCCACAATTCGACTAATCTTCTTTTACTTATTTTTTTTATTTCATATACTTATTTTTAGGATAACGAGAAAATATTCGTAGAAAGATTAATAAATCTTTATCTATCGTAAAGAATAGAGTTAGCACGTGCCTACGCAACGTACTAGCATAGTTCAACGAATCCGCAAAGCCGTTGCACCATCATCATCTCGCGTTGCAGCTGGCTCAGGTACTTCTCTAGACACAGCTTCTTTTCTCAGTTCACAAAGACAGTACACCGCTCCTGCCAGAACAGTCCCCGAATTTTTACAAGCATATAATGTTCTTCCGTGGCTACGCTCTGGTGGAGAAAAGAAAGCGCAGTCTATTTCTGATATTGAATGGCTCTCTCTTGTCGAAGACCCCGAGTCAGGGCAAATGCTCCCGCTTGACGAAGTAATAAAAGTAAAACACCCGCTTCAGATCTTCTTCGAGCAACCGCATCCTTTCTTTTCTTGGCAAACTATTACATTCATCTGGTCAGTTCACTTAGACCTTGCAGGAGAAGCCTTCGGCATCTGGGACCACACAAGTGAGGGCATGCAGATATGGCCTATAACTCCGGAGAAGATGATAGCCCTCCCTCAATTTCCTGACAAGCCTTATTTTGTTCTCTCTTTATCAGACGGTCAGCATGAGATCCCTTACGATCAGGTCTTCTGGATGGTGAACCCGAATCCCTCTGCTCCTTACGCTCGAGGGAGCGGTATAGCTCAGTCACTTAACACCGAACTTAACATCTACAAGAAGACTGGCGAAACCTTAGACGGCTTCTTTGATAGACAAGCCAGACCGGATTTACTCATATCAGGTAAGGGCATCAATCCTGAGAAGACTAAATCTATGGAACGGGAATGGCGACAAAAGCTCACAGGATTCTGGAACGCCTTTAAGCCGCACTTCATTAGCGAGGAAGTTGACGTCAGGGAATTTAAGCAGGACTTCCAATCTGTACAGTTCATTGAATTACAGAAGCTTACGCGCAATACTATTATCCAAGTTTTAGGGTTGCCTCCTGAGATAGCCGGAATTAATGAAAATAGTAATCGTGCGATGATCGAAGCGGCAGATCTTTTCTTTTCCAAATGGACGCTCGTGCCCCGGCTTAACATGATGCGGGAAGCGTACCAGAGACAAATAGTCCCGAAGTTTGATGACACAGGTTTAATCGAATTAGATTATATCTCTCCGGTGCAGGAGAATCGAGACTATGAGTTAGAAGTTATACGAGCCGCACCGTGGGCGTTCCTATGGGATGAGATACGTATCAAGGCAGGTGAAGATCCGCTACCCGACGGGAGAGGTCAGGTCTTCTCAATGCCGATGAACCTCACACCGACCAGAGTTGAAGATTTACCTTTAGGCCAAGCTCAGGCATCGACAACACCAGCAGGCGAAGCCCCTGCCCCGAACGCAACCGAACCGAACGCAGAACCCTTAATGACACCTACGAATTCACCTCCCATATCGGGTCAAAATCAGGGTTTCTTTGGTCGTGGCAGGCGTGTAACGACAGGTAGGGGCTTCGCTATTAAATTGAGGCGATAAGGTGGAGCTTTGTTCAACGTGTCATACGCCGTTTGAATCCGATGGACATAAGACATGTACTCGCTGTCGTGAGCAAAAGCGGCGATATTACCAAGCAAATCGCGATAGATTGATCGAATATCGCAGGCGATATCGGCAAGATAACTATGACAAGATACGCGAATGGCAAATAGACCACAAAGAAGACGCACGGGAATATGCTCAAAGGCGGTATTGGGAGAAACCAGAAAAAAGGCGCGAAGCTAGTCGAACGTATCATCGCGCTAACAGAGAGAGATTGCTCGCGGCTCAATATGAATATAGACAAGAGAACCAAGATAAGCGCCGAATATACGAGCAAAATCGCAGGGCGCGACTCAGAGGCAATGGAGGGCTCCTTCCTACTGATGCATTCTCGATTTTATTTGAAGAACAGGAAGGACGCTGCTATCTATGCGGCGAGTTGCTTTACGCATCGTTTGATGATCCCGTAGATCTTGAGCACAAGGTACCGGTATCGAGAGGGGGGTCGAACGATCTATCGAACGTTGGATTGGCACATTCACGTTGTAATCATGAGAAGCACACAAAGACCGAGGTAGAATTCTATGCTAGTAAAGGATGTAGTTAAGGGCAAGCCGATCTATAAGACGTTCGGCATATCTGAAGTAGAGGACGTATCTGAGAAGGATGTTAAATCAAGCGACAGTTCTTCTATGCGACTCAAGTTTAAAATTTCATCTGACTCACGAGACCGAGATCTCGATATTATATCGCCTGATGGCTGGTCATTTGAAAATCACGCAAAGAACCCAGTCGTTATGCTCAATCACAAATATGATGAACTGCCCATCGCACGGGCCGTTAAAACATGGCAAGACGGAAAAAACGTTTGGAGCATTGCGGAGTTCACACCTGATAAGTTATATGATCCTAATCATAGCGGCGTAAAAGGATCAACCATCTTTCGATTTATTAAAGAAGGTTTCCTTTCAGCTACGTCGGTCGGATTCTTCCCATTGGAATTTGAACCGCTCACTAAAGATGATGAATCATTTGGATATAACGGAACCCGCTTTCTAAAACAAGATCTCCTTGAGTATAGCATAGTCGGAGTTCCATCGAACCCAGATGCGCTTGTCTCAAACGATTACAAAAAGCAACTAAAGGCGATGGCGCTCAAAACCATAGAATTTTGTGATGGAGGGTGTCCAAAGCAAAATAGCGAGATAAAAGGCGCCATCCCCTACGCACAAACAGCAAAAGATGATAAGGCATCATGGGACGGCCCGGGTGAAGTAGCGAAGGCAACTCCTGAACAACTCAGGAAGATGTGCGCATGGTTTGATTCTGCTGCTCCCGAAGTTAAATCCAGTTATAAATTACCGCATCACACAACAGGTGGAACACTAATCAAAGCGGGACTGTTAGCAGCGGGAGGCGCAGTGCAAGGCGCACGGACTCCACCAAATATACCACCCGGGGATATGCCCGGGGTAAAATCACACTTAGCAAAACACTATAAAGAATTTGATATGACAGCGCCTTGGGAAGCGCAGGCACCGAAGGCAGAGGAGGGTATCAGTAAAATGGCTGAAAAATTAGAAGAAATAAAATCAGTTCAAAAGGCAGGGCGCGTCTTGAGTTCAGCAAACGAATCTGATCTCAAAAAGGCTCTTGAAGGAATAGATCAAGCGGAAGAACTCATTGAGGGTGTCCTTGAGCAAGTAACGGGACAACCGTACGAAGAACCGGGAGAACCGGCCGAACCCGCAAATGAACCGCCGGAGCCGAAAGCAGCAACTACAGCGACTACAGCAACTACAGCAACTACAGCGACGATAAGTTATCCGCTTGGTCACGATGTGGCTGACATACTAAAGAACATTAAAACTGAAGATTCTGGAATAATAGGATTAACAAAGGCCGATGATGTTATCCCTCTCGTGGATACGAGGGAGAACGGAGAAAATTCAGGAATACCGAAGATAGACGAAGAGCTATTTTCAGTAGACCAAGAACTTCTTGCAGAGGTTCTAGGAATAGATTTGGAGACGTTAGAGAGCCTTACCGCGCAAGGCGAAGAAGGCAAAACGTTGGATGAAACAACGGAGGAGTAAATATATGGCAACAAAGGATATGAGCCGCGAGCAGTTGAAAGCTCTATTCGAGCAAGCAACTGACAAAAAGAAAGAAGCGGCTTCCGAATTGCGCAAGGAGAATGAAAAGCAAGCCTTAACCTTGCGCACGATGCTGGCAGATGAAAGGCAGGCAATGGAAAAACAAGGCGGTGTAAGCCTCATAGGTGGGGTTGCACTCGCGTTCGCGGCATCTCAGGGCAATCTAGGAATAGCCAGAGAATACGCACACCAAAAGTGGGGCGCAGGCAACGTCGTAGAGAAAGCCCTTAACGCTAGTACAGACACGGCAGGTGCCTTTACTATCGAGGAAACCCTGTCAACCGACCTGATCCCGATACTCAACGCAACGGCGATCATGCGGAAGATGGGATGCACGACCCTACCACTTGTCAACGGGCAACTCAAGATCCCCAAGATGACAGGCGGTGCAACGGCTGCTTACCTTTCAGAAGGCGCAGTCATTGCTGCATCACAACAGACCTTTGGTCAGCTCTTGCTTCAGGGCAAAAAGCTTGCAGCCAAAGTGCCAATCTCAAGAGACCTGCTTAAGTTCAGTGCACAGAACGTCGATCAAATCGTTCGACAGGACATCGTTACCAGGCTCGCACTCCGAGAAGACCTCGCATTTATCGAGGGAACCGGCGACGCAGGAACACCTCACGGTATTCGAGACCTGATGCTACCCGCGAATAGAATAGTAATGACGGCTACACCTACCGCAGTCACCGCAACGACAGACGCAGGTCGATTGGTCACGCTGCTCGACAACGCAAATGTCCCTGACACTAAGAGAGGCTGGGTCACAAGACCGGAAGTTAAGAACTGGCTTGCAACGGTTAGAGAAGCCACGGGCGCATTAGCATTCCCCGAAGTTCAAGCTAGTGGAAGATGGTGGGGATATCCAATAACGACAAGCAATCAGATCACAGTCGATAACACGACAAGCTGTTATCTGTACCTGTGCGAGTTCCCAGAACTCATCATAGGCGATGCATATACACTAGAAATAACTGCATCAGACACGGCAGCATACACGGATTCAACGGCGGCACTCGTAAGCGCATTTGACAGAGACGAGACGGTTATAAAAGCAATCGAAATGCACGACTTCGGTATGAGACACAACGCAAGTGTAGCAGCTTTGACAGGATGCACATGGGGCCACTAATCTAGCCTAATTTGTAGGCTAGAAAGGAGGTATAGAACATGGGAAAAATGAGAGCATGTCTACAGAACACCGTGGTCAAGTTAGTCGCAGCAACGGCAGTAGGGGTTACAACGCCCACTACGATGACTGCTTATCCTGTTGATCTCGATTCGGTACTAACCGGACAGAGGCCAACGTGGTGCAAGATAGTCGTCGGTGCGATGAAGACCGGCACAGCGACACTCGCCAACCTAGCCATCACGCCACTCACGGGCACAACTGTAACATGCGCCACAGGGATGACTCACTTCCCGATAAGCGTGCCAGTCGCCGGAAACGTAGGAAGCGGCGCAGTCGTAGCGGGGGGCACTGTAGAAACGGGCAGATTCGTAGCCAGTTATGATATCGACTTGACAGACAGTCAAGTTCGAACGTGGCTAGGCGCCACTTGTTTAGTGACCGCAACGACCGACTCATGCGTTGCGATGATGCTGTTCATCTTTGGCGGCTTCAACGAAGTTCCAGTGACGAACACCGCAATGGCGACGATGGCTTAAAACTAGAGGTAAAGAACATGGGAAAAATGCGTGGATATTTAGCGAACACCATCGTTAAGGTTGGGATATGCGGACACAATACCGGAATAACGACCAATACGGCATACCCGATTGATCTCGATTCAGTGTTGACAGGTCAGCGACCTACGTGGTGCAAGATAATCTTCTCAGGTATGAAGACCGGAACCACCGCTCTCGCAAGCGTAGCATTAACACCACTAACAGGAACGACTAGTGCGTGCGCGACGGGGATGACTCACTTCCCGGTGACTGTCCCGGTAGCAAGCACCATCCATTCTGGAGCCGTCGCATCAGGCGGCACAGTCGAGACAGGCCGGTTCGATCAGGTTTATGATATAGACCTAATGGACAGCCAAGTTCGAACGTGGATAGGGGCAACAGCCCTCGTTACTTGCACAAGCACAGACGTTGTAGACTTCTCGTTGATATTCGTCTTTGGGGGCTTCAACGAACTTCCAGCAACGAACACCACACAAGCAACGATGGTATAAGGAGAGCAATAAACTCTCCACTCCTTTATTTTAGGAGGTAAAGAAAATGGCAACATGGACAGTAAGTAGTACAAACGACACGAATATGACTGCTTACATCGCGTATCGTGCAGCGCAAGACGGCGCTACTGTTACGCTTGATCAGGCACTTGCTGAACTGCTATTGATGGCAGGGATTCCGCACGACGCGGGCAGCACGTCTCAAAACTCGCCCGGCATAAAAACACATGGAAATTATTTTCATATACTTTGAATATGAACAAACAAGAAAAACGCGAATACGATCATAAGCGATATTTAGCAAATAGAGAGGCTA